AAATAGGATATACAACTGTTCCAGTAGATTTTTAAAAAGGATATGAAGTAATGACACCACAAGATTTAAAAGAATACATTTATGAAAATGACAAAGTAGATTTTGTCTTAAACGAAATAGGATGTCACCATATAAAATTGAATAAAAATAAAGAATACTATTCTTGTGGGAATGTCGATGGTGACAATCCTTCATGTATTCTTGTCTTTAACGACAAGTATTTAAATGTTATTAACTATACAAGAGAAGAATATTTTAGAAAAAACAGTACATTTTCACCCGATATTTTTACTCTTGTACAGTATAACTTATCAAGAGATAACAAAACTTTTGATTTCAGTGATGCGATTAAATATCTTCATAAGTTATTTGACTTACCTATAACTTTTAAAAAGGAAGTAAAAAAGGAAAAGAAAATTGATCCTTTGGCTGTATTTAAAAAGGTTATTCGTAATTCAACACCTGATTATGAGGATTTAGCTGATATAAATGAAATTGAACAAATGGATTATATTCCGTTTATTCATATTGAATTATTTAAAGAAGGAATCACACAACCAACCATAGATGAATTTGGTTTAGCATATAGCAATATTCATAAAAGAAATATTATACCATTAAGATATTGGCTTGATGGTAAATTATTAGGTTATAACATGAGAACTGTTGTATCTAATTATGACAAGTTTGGTATTAAAAAATATTTCATAACACCCACATATCCAAAAAATCAGAATTTATTTGGTTTATGGGAGAATAAAAAATATATTCAAGAAAAAGGATATGTAGTGGTATATGAAGCTGAAAAAAGTGTCTTAAAAAGACATTCTAGGTTAGATAAAACAGGTGTTGCAATCAGTGGACATAGTTTATCCAATGAACAAGCTAGAATTTTGATAGGATTAAATGTTGATATTGTAATTAGCATGGATAAAGATGTGAGTATTAATGAAGTTAGATATATATGTGAGAAATTTTATGGTATTAGAAATGTCTACTATACATATGACAAACATGATTTATTAAATCCTAAAGATTCAATAGCTGATGCGCCAAAGAAAATTTATGATTTTATTTTTAAATACAAGATTAAATATGATGAAACGGAACATAAAAAATATTTAAAAAGTTTAGAAGAAAAAGAAGTATAGATTTCAAGGAGTATTTTGAGAAAAACAAGTGAAGAACTTTCACAATTATGTAGAGATTTAAATATTGATACTTTATGGAGTTGGTCTAGAGTTCATTCTTATATGAATTCTAAATATGAATATTTTTTAAAGTATATAAAACATATTCGTGAAGATAATGATAATTGCGCATACGCTCCATTAGGTGGTATTGCTCATGAAACTTTAGAAAAATTTTATGGTAATGAAATCACTTATGATCAAATGTACGATGAATTTGATACGGGGTGGATGTTGAATATAGATATTGTTGATCTTAAATTTAACAGAAATGATAAAGCAAAGAATGACAGTATTAAAAATAAATACAAACAAAATTTAGATCATTTTTATAGACATCATAAAGTCTTAAAAAGTGATGAAAATAATAAATTTGAACTTGAAAAGTTTATGTTAATTAAATTTAGAGATGACATTTACTTGCAAGGCTATATAGATGTTTTAAGAATTTTAGAAGATGGTAGTTATGTTGTAGGTGACTGGAAAACAAGCACAATTTATAAAGGTAAAAAGGCTTTAGATGAATGTGGACAGTTAGTTACTTATGCAATTGGTGTTCATCAATTATACAATGTACCGTTTGATAAAATCAAAATTGGATGGAATTTCTTAAAATATCAAAATGTTACTGTTGAACAAAAAAATGGTAAGAAAAAAGTAAGAGAAATTGAAAGATGTAAACTAGGATCATCATTAACATCGAATGTAAAAACTTGGTTAAAACACTTTAAATATGATGAAAAAGAAATTGATGATTTTATTGTCAAATTAGTTGATTCAAATTCCATTGAATGTTTACCGAAAGAAGTGCAAGAAAAAATTGAATTTAATGATTGTTGGGTTTATGTCGAATTAACGGAAGAATTAGTCAATTTATGGACAAATACAATTGTCTCTAATATTGATGAAATTAATGCAAAAACAAAAGAATTTAATGAAACAAATAATGATAAATTATTTTGGGATAATGAAGAATCAGTTAAATCTCAATCATATTATTACGCAAATTTATGTGGTTATTCAGCTAATTTATTATTACCTTACAAGCAATATTTAGAAAAATTAGAAGCCGAAAAAGGTGGAATAGATTTACTCTCTGATACTAAAAAATCATATGATGCTGGTACTAGTAATGAAGATATGGATTTAATGAATTCATTATTAGAAGGTATTTTAAATGGATAGAGTAGAATCGCTTAAAGTAGAACGCTTTAAAAATGGATTCTACTACAACTATCATAAACATACACATTATTCAAACATTAGAACACAAGACTGTGTTTCAAAACCTATTGATTATATCGAAAGAGCAAAAGAATTAGGTCATGATTCATACTTTACAACTGAACACGGATGGCAAGGTAATATTTTTGAATGTTTTACTTTATGTCAACAAAATAATTTGAAATGTATCTATGGAGTTGAAGCATATTATGTTGACGATATGTATGAACAAGATAGAGGTAATTATCACTTGATGTTGGTTGCTTTAAATAAAGAAGGTCGACAAGAAATTAATACAATTTTATCAAAAGCAAATACCGAAGGTTTCTATTATAAACCAAGAATTGATCTGAAATGTTTATTATCGTTAACACCAGGTAATGTAATAATTACTTCGAGTTGTGTTGCATCAAGACTCTTTAAAGGTAATGATTGGGAAGAAAAATTTTTAAAACCAGTATTAAATCACTTTAAAGATCATTTCTTTTTAGAAGTACAAGCACATCCTGATGATGTACAACGTAGACATAATAAATTGATTTTATTAATGCACGAAAAATATAATATTCCGTTAATTCATGCAAATGACAGTCATTATATTTATGAGCAAGATGCAATTTATAGAGATATGTATTTAAAAGCAAAAGGAATTGTTTATGAAGATGAATCTAATTTTATTTTAGATTACCCAAGTGTTCCTACAATTGTTAGAAGATATAAACAACAAGGTGTTCTAAATGATAAACAAATATTTGATGCTATTACAAATACATATATTTTTGATGAATGTGAACCAATTTATATTGATAAAGAATTTAAATTACCAAAGATTATTCAAGGTGATAGCAATAAATATTTAAAAGACTTACTACTTAAAGAATGGGATAAAAAGAAATGTAAAACTAATCCTAAAAGAAGAAAAGAATACTACGAAGCAATCACGTCTGAATATAAAACAGTTGTTGATTGTGGAATGGCTGATTATTTCATTTTAAACCATGCAATTGTTGAACGTGCAGTTAATGAATATAACGCTGTAATTACTCGAAGTGGAAGAGGTTGTTTTACAGCAGACGCTTTAGTCCATACAAGAAAAATGGTTAAACCTATTAATCAAGTGGTTAAAGGTGATTATGTGGTTGATATTAATGGTGAGTGGAAACAAGTATTAAATACAATCAGATATGACATTCAAGAAGATATGATTAAAATTACACATCAATTTTCTAATGAAGATAATCCATCTATTTGCACATTGAATCATAAGATTCTCATTCTTAAAAAAGATTATGTGACTAGAGATGGTATGTCAGTCACAGTAAATAAACAACTAGCTTTACAATGGATTGAAGCAAAAGATGTAAAACCTGGAGATTATGTATGTTT